CACAAACCTGCAAGGACTGCCTGAACTACGCAACCTGTCCCGAACGCAGCAGGCTTTATCCTTGCAGGAGTTTTAAACCGATAAGAGTAAACAAGGACAAACAGGGGCGCATATGATTAACTATTAACTGAAAGGAGCTGTTATTATGAGTTCAGGTTATCCGACAGATCTGCCGCTGAAGACGATCACAGTCAACGGAAGGACGTGTCAGTATTACGTCAGGATCACAAGAGGCAACGATCAGAAGGCTCTTGAAAACTTCCAGAGAGTGTTGGGTCGTCTCGCTGACGAGGTGGAAAGAAAAATAGCAGCCGAAAAAGCTGAGGAGGAAAGAAAAAACAATGCAGGAAAACAAACAGGCGTTCGTCCGTGAACTGGGCGAACTGCTGAAAAAGTACAGCCGTGAAGCGGTCAGTGAACTGGTCTATTTCGAGGACAGCGACCGCTTTGAGGCTGTGGAGATCATCTACGAGGACGGTCACAGGCGCACGGTGAACGTAACTGCGGACAGCATCATCGCTGTCATGAAGGACATAGCGAGGGCGATGCTGTGACAGACCTTGCTTACATAATCGAAAGTGCGGACGTGCGTCTGCCGAACGCCTGCCCGGAACTGCCGGACATGGAGTTTGAACCTGTGGCGGCGGTGAAAACGGCTGTCTGTGAGCGTTGCGGTAACGTATACGAGATACACAGCGGAAGACCGACATCTTACTGCAAGGCGTGCAGATATCTGATACATCTTGAAAAGGACCGTGAAAGATACGAGAAGAAAAAGCGCATGAAGTACCGCAAGCCGCGAGAGTTCACGACTGAGAACGTCAGGGAAGCGACCCGCGAAGCGATGCGTCACGGCATCAGCTACGGAAAATATATGCAGATGATAAGGAGGCGAACAAAATGAACAGAAGTGAACGCAAGGCGGCGCTGCTTTCGGCGTTGTATATGCTGGGCTTCGGGATAGGGTGCTATAACAGAAGTATCACAGTGATCTTTCTCGTGACGTTCTGCGCGGCTGTGGTAGTCATCGCCGGGTACTATGTGGACAGGGCTGAACGCCGTCTGAGATTCTACCGCCGTGAGCTGTCAAGGCAGGCTCGTGAGGCGCTTGAAGATGATGAACCGCCGAAGATCACCATGTCGAAAGGCAGGGCATCATGAAAAGAGCACCGAAACAGTACCACTACAGCCACTGGGACGAGGGCGAAATCAACGCTCTGATGCGTCTCCGCGGCGAGGGCAAAAGCACCGCCGAGATAGCCGAAGCGCTCGGTCGGACTTACTGGGCGGTGGCGAACGTGATTTATCGGATAAGAAAGGGTGAGAGGTATGGGAAGCGACTATGAAAGCACTGTCAGACGTGCCGAGCGAGCATCGGGTCGAGCGCTGACAGATCATGAGGTCATACTGTTCCTCGCTGAGGAAGTCGAACAGATGCGTGAAAAGGTCAAGCTGTATGAAGCGGCGGCACCGTCTGAGGACAAATTCGCAAAGTTCCGCGAAGCAACCTTTAAGGGGATTCGCAAAATGTACGATTATATGTCCGCAGAGGAACAGCGCATCTTCGACCTCGGCGAGCTGTACGGTCGGCTGAAAATGATAGAAGAGGTGATGAACGATGAGGACAAAAAATGAGCCTGCCCGTGTTGGAGCACGGACAAGCTCGGAGGACAATATATCTAACATAACTATCATACCACACAAAATGCGGTATGTCAAGAGGTAACAACAATGGTTAATAATTTTGACGATCCTATCAAGCCGTCATACCGCTTCAAAGAGGTCACAGAGCTTCAAAAGCTGCCGCTTGACGACAAGATACAGATTGCGGTTAGGGTGCTGAAACAGGCTTTTTCACTGTGCAGTCACACTCCGGCGATAGCGTTTTCGGGTGGCAAGGATAGTGAGGTAGTCGCCGATCTGATCGAGCGGTTCTGCTCCGAGGAGTTCGAGCGGACACACTGCATCTTCGGCAACACGGGCATCGAGTTTCCAGAAAGCCTGCGGTTCGCAAGGGAGTACGGCAAGGCACACTTCGGTGAGAGATTCCACGAGACTGAACTGTCACGCTTGCAGGAGGACGAGCTGAGGTATGACTTCGCCCGTCAGATGGTGAACGAGCTTGAAGACGAGGGTTCGCTTGACGAGATATTAAAGCCGGATGGCAAGCTCAAAGGGCAGAAAGCCCTTGTTGAAGCAGCGAAAAAGCGTGGGTACAAGCTGGATAATTCAAGGCTTTTTAAGAAAGGTCATGTCAAGAATTTCGCCTACTGCGTTGAACAGTACGGCGCACCGCTTCTCGGAAAGTCGGCAAGCAGGTTAGATGCACACCGCATAAACATTGAGTGTTTTCTGAAATATTCGCAGTCGGACAGCAGCAAGGAAGAGCTTCGGGAGTATTATGACATTCTGCGTGAATGCAAGTTCTCCCAGCACTGCTGCAAGCTGCTGAAAAAAGAGCCGTCAGAACGTCTGCAAGCCGAACTTGACGTTGACATGATATTCAAGGGGCTTATGGCAAGCGAGAGCAGGAGCAGGCTCACGAGCTTTGCAACGAGAGGGCATATCTTCGCGTCGCACAGAGACCACATTACAGACGGTGCGTTCTATCACGTCAACCCTCTCGGGCTGTGGACAGATGATGATATATGGGAGTATATCCACAAATACAGTCTTGAGTATTCGCCGCTTTACGACATAACCTACACAGCAGCAGACGGCAGCACCCAGCACATAAAACGCAACGGCTGCATAATGTGCGGCACCGACATCCAGTACAAGGATAATCACCTGTCAATTCTGCGTCAGACCCACCCGAAAGCATGGCGAAGCTGTATGGAGCATTTTGGTTATCGGGAAGAACTGTACAAACTCTTCCGGCTAAAAAAGAACGTGAATATCTTTGACAGCCTTGCCGACGAGGGAACAGCTTCACGCATGATCGAGAAGTTCGGGGACGTGTCAACGCTTATTGATATGCGCCCATGTGTTTTCGACGAGTACGGCGAGCTGGTAGATTTGACAGGGACGGGGTTAGAAAGCGAATATGACGCGGAAGTTCTGCTCGATAGCAGCGGGCAGTTGAGAATGGTATAGGAGTGAAAACAATGTCAGTAAAAATAAATGCGCTTGAAATGGAAAACGTTAAGAAGATAAAGGCGGTGCAGCTCACACCGACCGAGAACGGTCTAACCGTCATCGGGGGCAAGAACCGCCAGGGGAAGACCTCGGTGCTCGATGCCATCGCCTGGGCGCTGGGCGGCAACAGATTCAAACCCTCTGAGCCGCACCGTGAGGGCAGCGTATCAGACCCGCACCTGAAAGTCACGCTGAGCAATGGCATCACCGTCGAGAGAAGCGGCAAGAGCAGCAGCCTGAAAGTCATAGACCCAAAAGGCAACAAGGGCGGACAGGCTCTGCTTGACAGCTTCATCGAGAGCTTTGCCCTCGACCTGCCGAAGTTCATGCAGGCTTCGGCAAAGGACAAGGCAGACACGCTGCTTAAGATCATCGGCGTGGGTGACAAGCTCTATGAGCTGGAACGCAGGGAAAAAGAGCTCTATGAACAGCGCCACACTATCGGACAGATAGGAGAGCAGAAAGCCAAATATGCCGCCGAGCTTCAGGTGTTCCCGGGGGTGCCCGACGAGCCTGTGTCAGCTTCGGAGCTTATCGCTCAGCAGCAGGAGATACTCAGGCATAATGCGGAGAACGAGCGTCTGCGTCAGAATAAATTAAAAATTCAAGCGGAACGCAACGCTCTGAACGAGAAGATCGAGCAGCTGAAAAGCGAGCTTGAAAAGTGCACCGCCGAGCTTCAGGTGAAGATGGTAGAGCTTGAAGTCGCCAGCAAGACTGTGGCAGAGCTCAGAGACGAAAGCACAGCCGAACTTGAAGAGAATATCGCAGAGATAGACGAGCTGAACAAGAAGGTCCGCACTAACCAGGAGAAAGCCCGTGCTGAAGCAGAAGCCGAGGAATACCGTGAGAAGTACCGCGCATTCACTGAGGATATCGAGAACGTGAGGAAAGAACGTATGTCGCTGCTCGAAAATGCCGATCTTCCGCTTGCAGGGCTGTCGGTTTCCGAGGGCGAGCTGACCTACAACGGGCATAAGTGGGACGGCATGAGCGGTGCGGAGCAGCTCGTCGTTGCAACGTCGATCGTGCGGCGGCTCAACCCCGAATGCGGTTTTGTGCTGCTGGACAAGCTGGAACAGATGGATCTTGATACGCTGTCGGAGTTCGGCAGGTGGCTCGAAGGTGAGGGCTTGCAGGCTATCGCTACCCGCGTTTCAGTGGGCGATGAGTGTAGTATCATCATCGAGGACGGAGAATCGAAGCTGCCCGAACCTAAGTATACGGGTTTTGCAGGGTGGAACGGCGGCGGCTTTTGACGGAACGCCCAAAAATGTGAACTTCGATTCGTTAAAAATCATGTGAACAATTCTATTGACAAATTCACGTTTATGGATATAATATCTTATAGAAAAGAACTTTTTAAAATTTAAAATCACAAACAAGGAGGTCGGAAAAATGTTTGAGATCAGTTCCGGAAAGGTGGCAACCGCTCAGAAGGTCGTCATCTACGGACCCGAGGGAGTGGGCAAGTCCACGCTTGCGGCGGCGTTCCCGAAGCCGCTGTTCATCGACACAGAGGGCAGCACGAACAAAATGGACGTAGCACGTTTCCCTAAGCCTACAAGCTGGGAGATGCTCAAAAACGAAGTTCGTGAAGCGCCTAAAACGGGGTGCAAAACGCTCGTTATCGACACTATCGACTGGGCGGAAAAGCTGTGCATCACATCTATCTGCGACGCACATCAGAAGAAGGGCATCGAGGACTTCGGGTACGGCAAGGGATATGTTTTTGAGCGTGAGGAGTTCGGAAAGTTCCTCGATCTGTTGCAGGAGATCGTGGACGGCGGCGTGAACGTAGTCCTGACGGCACACGCTCAGATTCGCAAGTTCGAGCAGCCCGACGAGCTGGGCGCATATGACCGCTGGGAGCTGAAGCTCGGTCAGAAGACAGGCTCGCAGATCTCGCCGCTCGTGAAGGAGTGGGGCGATATGGTGCTGTTCTGTAATTACAAGACACATACGGTGATCGTGGACGACAAGGGCACGAAACGCAAAGCACAGGGCGGCGAGAGGGTGATGTACACCTCGCACAATCCCTGCTGGGATGCCAAGAACCGTGACGGTCTGCCCGACGTTCTGCCGCTGAGCTACGGGTCTGTGGCGCATCTTTTCGGCAGCGTTCCCGAGCAAGAAAGCGTACCAAAGGCAGCACCCGAACCGCCTGTGACTGTTGTGCGAGAGACTGTTCCCGACAAAGCACAGCCCGAACAGAACGAGCCTCCTGCCGTTCCCGAGATACCGACGGACATCCCGAAGGAACTGCAAGACCTCATGCGGCAGGACGGCATAAGTGCATGGGAGATACAGATGCTCGTGGCGGACAAGGGCTACTGCCCGCCGGATATGCCCATAAGCAAGTATCCGCCCGATTTTGTACAGGGTGCGATAATCGCACAGTGGGAGCAGGTCAGGGAAGCTGTAAAAAAGGCTGATTATCAGGGAGTACCGTTTTGATAAGAAAGGAGCAATAACATAATGGCAGACAATTTCAGAGAGTACGGATGGGATGATGAGATCAACAACGAGGATGCATTTACGCTGCTTGAACCGGGAGATTACGAGTTCGAGATCGTGAAGTACGAGCGCGGAAGGCACGAGGGTTCGGCAAAGGTGCCGCCCTGCAACAAGGCGATAGTGACGTTCAAGGTGGGCGACACCGAGCTGAACGAAAACTTCCTGCTCTGCTCGATGCTCGAATGGAAACTCTCTCAGCTGTTCCTGTCGGTGGGCTTGAAGCGCCACGGCGAGCCGCTCCGCATGAACTGGAGCGCTCTTCCCGGCAAGCACGGTGTGTGCAAGGTAGTGCAGAACAAGTATACCAAAGACGGCAGGGAGTACGTCAACAACCGCATAGACAAGCTCTACGCATACGATGAGCAGCCTGCGAACGCCGTACCGCTCACGGCTCGGACATCTCAGCCGACGGGTCAGTGGCAGCAGCCGACACAGCAGAGCGGCTGGAACGGCGGCAGCTTCGGGGGGTGGAACGGATGAACCTCAGACCGTATCAGCAGCAGGCAGTAGATGCGGTCATCTCCGAGTGGTCGGACAAGGACAGGACGCTCCTTGTCCTGCCTACGGGGACGGGCAAGACCGTTGTGTTCTCGAAGATAACCGAGGAGCGTGTCAGGGCAGGCAGCAGGGTGCTGATACTCGCACACAGAGGTGAGCTTCTCGATCAGGCGGCAGACAAGCTGTACAAGGTCACCGGGCTGAGATGCGCAGTCGAGAAAGCCGAACAGACCTCGCTCGGGTCGTGGTTCCGTGTGGTGGTAGGCTCGGTACAGACGCTCATGCGTGAGAAACGGCTCTCGGGGTTCTCACAGGACTACTTCGACACGATAATCATCGACGAGGCGCATCACTGCATCTCAGACAGCTATCAGACAATACTGAACTACTTCAATACAGCAAAGGTGCTCGGGGTAACGGCTACCCCCGACAGGGGAGACATGAAGAATCTCGGTTCTGTCTTTGACAGCCTTGCATACGAATATACTCTCCCGAAAGCGATCAGGGAAGGCTACCTCTGCCCGATAAAGGCGGTCACCATACCGCTGAAGCTTGACCTGTCGGGAGTATCCACACAGGCAGGCGATTTCAAGGCATCGGATATCGACACGGCGCTCGACCCCTACTTATATCAGATAGCCGACGAGATGAAGAACTATTGCAGCGACAGAAAAACGGTGGTGTTCCTCCCGCTGGTGCGTACCTCTCAGAAGTTCCGCGATATCCTGAACAGCAAGGGCTTTAACGCCGCAGAAGTCAACGGGAGCAGCGACGACCGCACGGAAGTGCTGGAAGCCTTTGATAAAGGTGAGTACAACGTGCTCTGTAACTCCATGCTGCTCACCGAAGGCTGGGACTGTCCGGGCGTTGACTGTGTGATCGTGCTCAGACCGACGAAGGTCAGGTCGCTGTACTGTCAGATGGTCGGTCGCGGTACAAGGCTCGCCGAGGGCAAGGATCATCTTCTGCTGCTCGACTTTCTGTGGCACACCGAACGGCATGAGCTGTGTCATCCTGCGAATCTCATCTGTGAAAATGAAGAGGTCGCGCGGAAGATGACCGAGAACCTCGCAGAAAAAGCAGGCAGTGCGGTCGATATTGAGGAAGCGGAGCATCAGGCGAGCGAGGACGTTGTGGCTCAGCGCGAGGAAGCACTCGCTGCTACGTTACAGACCATGAGAAAGCGTAAGCGTGCGCTCGTTGACCCGTTACAGTACGAAATGTCGATAGGTGCGGAGGACTTGTCGGGGTATGTGCCGACCTTCGGGTGGGAGTGTGAGCCGCCGACCACAAGGCAGCTTGAACGGCTCGAAAAGCTCGGTATCTTCCCGGACGAGATAGACAGTGCAGGCAAGGCAAAGCTGCTTCTCGAACGCATCGCCAAGCGGCGTGAGGCAGGGCTTGCGACCCCGAAACAGATACGGCTCCTCGAACGCTACGGATTCAGACGCGTGGGTGAGTGGAACTTCGAGGCGGCAAGCAGCATGATCTCACGCATAGCGGCAGGCGGCTGGCGGGGTGTTCCGGCAGGCGTGGATCCTGCAACATATAAGCCCGAAGGAGTGATCTGATGGACCTTTTAGAAATACTACAGTATATACCGCCCTCTGCCCTCGACTACCAGGAGTGGGTCAACGTCGGCATGGCGCTCAAACATGAGGGATATTCCGCATCAGACTGGGATACCTGGTCAAGAAACGACAGCAGATACCACAGCGGCGAGTGCTTTTCCAAGTGGGAGAGCTTTGGCGGTTCGGACACCCCCGTGACCGCAGGCACTATCGTTCAGCTGGCGAAAGACCACGGTCTGAAATTCGGCGGCGAGTTCCGCGAACTTGACTGGGACGGTGAGATAAGCTATGAAGAGGGCTTCGTACCCTCTTCCGAAAGTGAGGGCGTGAAGATATCCGAACCTGCCGACTTCGACCCCGTGAAGCAGATATCCACATACCTGGAGCTGCTTTTTGAGCCCGACGAGCACGTCGGGTACGTTACCGAGGTATACGAGCATGAGAGAGACGGCAAGACGATACTGTCGCCTACACGCGGAGCCTACGACCGCACAGCGGGTCAGCTGCTTGACGAGCTGTCACGATGCGGCGGAGATATCGGTGCGGTATTCGGCGATGCGAACCCCGAAGCGGGTGCATGGGTCCGTATCAACCCGCTGGACGGCAGGGGCGTCAAGGATTCAAACGTCACCGACTACCGCTATGTGCTGATAGAGTCGGACAGCCTGCCCGTAGAGCGTCAGAACGCCCTTGTACGAGAGCTTGAACTGCCCATAGTCACGCTGACACACACGGGCGGCAAAAGCCTTCACGCAGTCGTGAGGGTCGATGCAAAAGACCGTGAGGAGTACCGCAGGCGAGTGGCGTTCATGTTCGATGTCTGCCGAAAGAACGGACTGGAGATAGACAAGAGCTGCAAGAACCCGTCGAGACTGTCACGCTTCCCGGGATTCATCCGCGGAGAGCATAAGCAGTTCCTGGTGGACACCAACATCGGCAAGGCGTCGTTTGAGGAGTGGAAGGACTATATCGACGAGATCTCCGATGACCTGCCCGACGCGGAGAACGCCGCCGACTTCTGGGACGATATGCCCGAGCTGGCACCGCCGCTAATCGACGGTGTGCTCAGGCAGGGGCACAAGATGCTCGTGGCAGGGCCCTCGAAGGCAGGCAAGTCCTTCGGGCTGATCGAACTTGCGATAGCTATTGCCGAGGGTGGCGAGTGGCTCGGCTTTAAATGTACGCAGGGCAAGGTCTGGTATGTCAATCTCGAACTTGACCCTGCTTCCTGCAAGCACCGCTTTAAGGACGTTTACAAGGGCTTGGGAATCGAGCCGAAGAACCTGCACAACATCGACATATGGAACCTGCGCGGACGCTCTATACCTATGGACAAGCTGGCTCCGCCGCTGATACGACGTGCGAAGAAAAACGGCTATGCCGCGATCATCATCGACCCGATCTATAAGGTCATCACGGGTGACGAAAACAGCGCCGATCAGATGGCTCACTTCTGCAATCAGTTCGACAAGGTGTGCTCGGAGGTCGGCTGTGCGGTCATCTACTGCCACCACCACAGCAAAGGCTATCAGGGCGGCAAGCGTTCGATGGACAGAGCGAGCGGCTCGGGAGTGTTCGCACGAGACCCTGATGCACTGCTTGACTTCACTGAGCTTGCGGTCACGGATGCTCTGACGAAACAGCAGCAGGACAAAGCCTTCTGTGAGGTCTGTGAGAAGTGGGTCAGACGTTTCCTGCCGTCGCTGGATGACAAGTGTTCGCCGGACGACCTGTTCAGCCCGTCGGGGATGCGTGAGATAGCGCAGAAGAGCCTCCCTGACAAGTCCTTCAAGCTGATGATGGCAGAAGCCGAAGCCGCAAAGAAGGCGCTCACAGCGCGCACAGCGTGGCGTATAGAAGGGACGCTGAGAGAGTTTCCGAGATTCGAGCCGCTCAATGTTTGGTTTGATTATCCGGTACACAAGTACGACAGTGACGGCGTTCTGGCTGACTGCGAGGCTGAGGGTGAATTTGACCCGAGGAAGAATCTGGGGCGGAAGAAGTCAAAGGCTGAAAACGCAGCTGAAAGAAAGACCGCGATCGAGATAGCTTTTGAAGGATGCGAGAAAGACGGTCAGACTACAGTGAAGCAACTTGCCCAGGCGATAGGCAAAAGCATAGATACTGTATACAATTATCTCGATGAGCACGGTGGCTTCTGGCGTGACAAAAAGGGTAATGTAGGACGAAAAGCCGAGTCCTAAAAACCGAGTTTTTTCGGAATAACTCACGTTCCGAAAAAACGAGTGAATTTCATTCTTTCGGATGATTTCCGAAAAACCGAGAAAACACCGTTTTTTCGGAGGAAGTCCGAAACATATTATTTATAATAATATATTTTCGGTGCTTAAAGCCGCACCGAAAAATTATTTGAAATAATTTCCGCGCGCGAGGCGGCGAAAAAAGGAGCTGTAATTTTATGGAAGAAAAGAAGATTTGCCCGTTCAACATGAGACCGTGCATGAAAGCTGATTGTGTATTCTTCGATGCCCCGTCTGACGTTTGCGAGCTGAAGGGCATCGGTGACTTGCTGTTCGACATTTTGAAGAAGCTCGAAGATCTGGAGGAGGAACTGACATGACACAATTTTTCATGCCGATGAAGTCGCCGCCGACCGTCACTCATCAGGAGAAGCAGGTCACGGTCAGGAACGGCAAGCCCGTATTCTACGAGCCGCCCGAACTCAAAAAGGCTCGCAGTCAGCTCATGGCACACCTGATGAAGCACCGCCCCGAACAGCCGTTCACGGGTGGGGTCAGGCTGGTGGTCAAGTGGCTGTTCCCGAAAGGTGAGCATCAGAGCGGCGAGTACCGCACCACCCGACCCGACACCGACAACCTGAACAAGCTGCTGAAAGACTGTATGACCGTCACGGGATTCTGGAAGGACGACGCACAGGTCGCAAGCGAGGTCTGCGAGAAGTTCTGGTCGGATATACCGGGCATCTGGATAAGGGTGGAGGAATTGCCGTGAACGAACGAGAGATAAAGCGATATCTGAACCGTCCCGTCCGCTTTGCTGACCCGAAGCTGTACGTCGAGGGCGCGGAGTATATCCTCACGGGAGCGACCATACGGCTCGGAGAGCGCGGCTACTTCTACCAGGCAGAGCTTACTGACCGGAAATGCAGGAACAGCGTGCTGATATGCTCGCTTGACAAGATAGAGGGGACGGAGCGATGAACATAAACAGAAATCCGCTTATCCGGCGGAGGCAGAAAGAACAGGTCTGGGGACGGCTCATGATGATGAACGCCGAGAACCTCGCCGTGATGGTGCTGACGCTGAACGAGCTTTACCCGAAGATCTTCTACCCGAAGGGCGTTCAGGGTTATTTCGAGAACTACATTGACACGGTGGCGCTGTTCGACAGCTTCGACAAGACCGGTACAAAGGAACACAAGATCAGGGAGTATCTCGCTGAGTGCCCCTGTCTGACCGATGAGGTCATCGAACGCCTGATAAAGCACTTTGGGTGCAAGGCGGTCACGGCACTCGACAAGGCGATATACGGTGAGCCGAACCTTGTCGGACTGCTTGCCGAGAACCTCACGCTTATGCTGTTACAGCTTCGTGGTGATTACGGTTTCGGCGAGGAACGCATGATGAGAACTGTCGATGCGATATGTGCCGAGAACTACCGCGACCCGCTGAAGCTGATAGACGAGCGCTTTGGAGTGACACCGGTCGAGGACAAACAGCAGCTTCGCGATGAGGTGAAAGAGATCGAGCGCGTGCATCGTGAAAGCCGCCGCGGCAACAGAAACGAGATCGCCGAGGAAAGGGAAGCGGCACGACACCTGGAAGAGTTCAGAAGTTTGATGGAGATGGGGAGGTGAGCAACATGATAGCATACATGATCGCGATATTGATAGGCATAGTGATAGGATTGGTAGCCGGTGAAGTGACCGACTGGTTCCTGCCGCCAGAGGAAGACGACCATGAAGAACCGTGAGCGGTATGTCAGCCGCCGGAACGAATACGACCTGATGATGAGCATACTTCACAGTCGGTCGGCGTGCCCGGTCGAAAGGGTCGGAGCATCAAAGCCCGTGTGCGTGCCCAGCGCGGCTGGGCTTGCTCAGACTGACTGTGAGGGATGCATTCAGAAATGGCTAAACAAGGAGGAAGAACATGATAAGAATACGCAAAGCACCCGTCGGGATGCCCGACGCTGAGAGACAGGAGTACGTCAGGTACATGACCGAACGCCACCCGGAGATACCGTCAGGGACGCTCGACATTCTGCTTGACGGTGATGACGTTGAACTGACGCTCATACCCGACACAGCGGTGAAGTTCCAGAGGATACGCCGCATCACGGGTTATCTCGTCGGCGATGTGTCACGCTGGAACAACGCCAAGACCGCAGAGCTTGCCGACCGGGTGAAGCATGGAGGTATCACATGACCATCGAACAGCTTGAAAGCTACCGCGCTGTGCGTGCGGAGCTGGAGGACATCGAGGGCGAGCTTGCACAGTACGGCGTGAGGATAGCCGTGCAGTCAGCTTCGACAGCACCGTTCTCGAAGCACACGGTCACGGCTGAGGGACTGCCGCCCAGCCCGAAAGCAAAGGCTCTGCTCGAACGCAAGGCGCGGCTCAGGGCTCGCAGGGCTGAGGTGGAGCGCTTTGTGGACAGCATCGAGGACAGCGAAATGAGAATGATCGTGCTTATGAAGTACATCAAGGGCAGGCAGACGGCATCCTGGCAGAGTATTGCATCGAAGCTCGGTTACTGTTCGGAGCATACTCCAAAGCGTAAATTGATTATGTTTTTGGATAATCTGCACAAATAAAGCGCTGTTTTTGCCCTGAATCTTTGTTTTTCAATGGCGGAAATGGCGGATTTAGTGTGATATAATTTAAACTGGAGATACTGCGGAGCGGGCTCGCACACCCGTTCCAAAGTCTTCCGAACACGGCAGCGAACCTGCCGTATTGCCATTGACGCACCGCCCTGATTCGTTTTCGGGGCGGTGATTTTTTTGCATAAAGTGACGGGGGGAGGGGTACCCCTATTGTGGGGGCATGGCACTACAAACCCGTCAATGCTCAAATTTCTGCGCTGAAAGGACTGAAAAACCAAACAATGGAACACGGCATTGACTTTCTGAGGGCGAAGCTGGCGGCAAGAGCCGTCCGTGTTGACCTGCGTTACAGGTACTACGAAATGAAGAACCATATGCGCAAGATCAAGGCACTTATACCGCCCGAATTTGCGAATATGACTTACTCGCTCGGGTGGTGCGGAAGGGCTGTTGACAGCATCGCAGACCGCATGGTGTTCGACCGTTTCGAGGGTGACAGCTTTCTGCTGAACGAGATATACACGCAGAATAACGCCGACATTCTGTTCGACAGTGCTGTGCTTTCGGCACTCATTTCATCCTGCTGTTTCTTAGGCATCGACAAGGGTGAGGACGGCTACCCGACCATCGAGTGCATCGACGGGGGCAGTGCGACCGGCATCATCGACCCGACAACGAGCCTGCTGACGGAAGGCTACGCAGTCCTGAAACTCAATGACGAGGGCTATCCGGCACTTGAAGCGTATTATCTGCCCGGCAGAACGCTCTACTTTGAGGACGGCAAAGACACTCCCTCGGAGGAGTTCAGGCACAGCGCTCCCTACCCTCTGCTCGTTCCGGTGATATACCGTCCGGACGCTCGCAGACCGTTCGGACACAGCCGAATATCACGAGCCTGTATGGACATAACACAGAACGCACTCAGGACCCTGCTGAGAACAGAAGTCGGTGCGGAGTTCTACTCGATACCGCAGAAGTATGTAGTCGGGCTTTCACAGAAGGCGAAATTCGACAACCACGCAGCGACACTTTCGAGCTTCTTGAAGATAACCAAAGACGAGCAGGGCGACAAGCCGACCGTCGGGCAGTTCCAGCAGCAGAGCATGGCTCCGCACCTTGACCACATGAAGATGCTCGCTTCTATGTTCGCAGGGGAAACAGGCTTGACGCTCGATGACCTGGGCTTCACGACAGGCAATCCGCAGAGCTTTGAAGCGATCAGGGCAAGCCACGAGATACTCCGTCTGACCGCAAGAAAGGCACAGCGAAACTTAGGTGTCGGCTTTCTCAACGCAGGCTTTTTAGCGGCTTGTGTGCGTGACAATATAGCTTACGAACGCCGTGCTTTTGCGGCTACGAAGCCCACCTGGGCACCGATATTCGAGCCTGATGCGGCGGCTATGGGTGCGATAGGCGATGCGATCTACAAGGTCAATCAGGCTTACCCCGATTTCATGGGTGCGAACAATATCCGCAGGCTGACCGGGCTGGAGAGTGATGCACAGTGACCGCAGACGAGATAAGAGCAGAGCTTCAGGCGGCGATACGCTCGGACAAACGGGCGGCGGCGATACTCAGGAAAATTGCGGCAGGCAGGGCGAGCTTCACCGACACGATGAACTATTCGCTCATATCGGGCAGGCTCACGGGTCAGCAGCTTTCGGCGGTGATTTTGGAGTTTACCGAGGGCAGAGAGGAGCTTGCCGAAGCTCTCCTGTACGACCGATACGAGGACATTAACGCACAGTGTGCCGCCGTTCAGACCTCTCTTGATGAGAAAGACGGCTTGCACCTTGCGCCGCAGAAAGCGGCGTTCCCGGCTGACCGTGCGGCGAAATTCGTTCACTCGCTCGTTGACCCGACCGTTTCGGACGAGACGATAAAGCGGCGTGCCCGCAGTGCTTCGGAGAACATAACGGTCACGTTCCATGATGATTTTATCGCTGAAAACGCCGAGTTCCGTGACCGTGCCGGTATCGAATGCTATGTGGAGCGTCAGACTGACGGCAAGTGCTGTCCGTGGTGTAACAAGGTTGCCGGCAGATACCGTATGCAAGACCAGCCGGAGGGCTTGTTCAGCCGCCACGACAATTGCGGATGCACGATAATCTATGACGGGCAGGTGCTTCGTGGTCAGATCGGTGAGAACGGCAGACGAGGGCGCAGGTGGGTAGAACAGCCGCCGAAGGTCGAGTATCAGAAGCCGACTGTTCTGAGCCGTTCGGAAGCGGAAAAGTTGCAGGCTGAACTTTTGCCGAAGAGGTTGACAGGTGGTGAAAATGGTGGTATAATCAATTACAGAGACAGCGAAGATGGTCTTTTCTCAATTACTGAACAAGCTGTTAAAAATATGCCTTCTGTTGGTTTCCTTGGCGGTGAAACTGCATTAAAATATGATGCTGAATGCAAAAATCTATTGATCTATGCGATGAATAGTGGATATGATACTGGAACAGAATTTTCTATAATTCTTGATGAGAATATGAACCGTATTGATGAACACAATTATGTGATTGGTCAAAAAGGCTCTACGCCTATTGACGATTATCATAAACCATATCATGCCCTTCACAATCACGGTAGTGATGAAACATTGAGCATTCGTGATTTATCAAACTTTTTACGCAGGGAGAATCAGAAAAGCATAACAGCTATTGGAAACAGAGGAAGCCGTTATGTATTATCAGAAACAGACACAATTCAAAGTGCCCGTTACTTCGTATATGTAGTAGATCAATCTAACAGAGTATTCTTTACTACTTCTCAAGGCGTGGGCTTAAAGTTGAAAGATTTTACCGATGAAACAAGGAAGGTTAGAACAAGTCCACTTGTGAATGGTTTGCCTGAAACAGAGATCGCAGAGATCAAGAAGGCACTTGTAAATAAAACAAGAGAAATTCTTATAGGCGGTGAAAAATATGGATACAAGTATTATGAAAAAAGAGCCTCTGACTGATGAAGAAATCTATATTCTGAGAAAGAGCATTTCCGAATGTGACAATCCATATACCGAAGATGAAGTAAAGTGTCTTGCTTATGATGGCGACTGGGATCTGGATAGATATTTTGCTTATCAGTCAAGAAGAATTTTAGAAGAAAATGGAATACCAATTGAGAAATAATATTTACCGCCCGACTTCTGTCAGGCGGTTTTCTTATACCCGAAAGGAGCATCCACCATGTACAAGAGAATCAAAATTTCATTCATCAACGCAGGCACTATAACGATAGACGAGGGCGACTGGGACGATTACGACTTTTGCGACGGCTTCATCGTTATCAAGAAAGGCGAGGCGTGGGTGGCTATGTACAACGCTAAGGAAGTTTTTTCGGTAGTGCTTGAAAAGTGACCCGAATTGGATAATTCACCAACTACTTATCCAATAATTAACCAATAAAACAACTGATACACCAATAATCGCACTCTGCTTCGGCAGGGTGCTTTTTTCATACCCGAAAGGAGCTGACCCGCCATGTCCAACCAGCCCAGGGCAAGACCCAACCTCCGACCCGACCACAACGGCACTCAGAGGGCGCAGTTTGAATCGAACAAGAAGAAGATATACGCCACGCAGGAGGTCTGCGGCATCTGCGGTCAGCCTGTGGATTTTGCGTTCAAATTTCCGCATCCGCTCTCGCCCTGCATCGACCATATTATCCCCGTCAGTAAGGGCGGTCATCCGTCAGACCTCGCTAATTTACAGCTTGCACACATGACCTGCAACAGGCAGAAGTCCGACAAGCTCATGATCCTGCCGGAATTCTCGAAGGCTGACGACATCGTTTCAAACCGTGAACTGCCGCAGAGCTTCGACTGGAGAACAGTGTGAGCGGACACACCGGAAGGCAGACCCCGACGGTCAGCCGCATCCTGCCTTACACCGATTCGCTCGGAAATGAAGCTGTAGAGCTCTACAACGGCTCGGACAGAAATGCTATCGAATGGCAGGTGCGGCTGATCGAGGACATAATGGCGGTGAACGAGGACGGTCTGTGGACGCATATGAAGTTCGGGTATGCTGTGCCGAGACGAAACGGCAAGTCCGAGCTTGTCATAATGCGGTGCGTGTGGGGCGTGACACACGGCGAGAAGATACTATACACCGCTCACCGCACCACCACTTCCCGGAGCATCTGGGAGAAGATAATCGACCGGCTTGTCAAGGCAGGCTACACCGAGGACGAGGACTTCAAGACCTACAAGCGAAATGGCGACGAAAGCATCATCTGGCTGAAAGAGGGCGGCGGCGAGATAAAGTTCCGCACCCGTTCGTCAAAGGGCGGTTTAGGCGAGGGCTACGACCTGCTGATAATCGACGAAGCGCAGGAATATACAGCCGACCAGGAAAGCGCACTCAAATACATCGTCACCGACAGCCGAAACCCTCAGACGATCATGCTCGGAACGCCGCCGACAGTCGTTTCTTCGGGTGACGTGTTCTTAAAATACCGCCGCCGTGTGCTGACGGGCGAGGAACAGGACGCAGGCTGGGCGGAGTGGAGCGTGCCTGAGCTTTCCGACGCTCACGACCCTGACCTGTGGTACGAAACGAACCCCTCGCTCGGATTTATTTTGTCCGAAAGAACTATCCGCTCCGAGCTGGGCGACGACCAGGTGGACGACAATATCCAGCGTCTCGGTCTGTGGCTGACCTACTCGCAGAAATCGGCTATCAGCCGCAGAGAGTGGGAGAGCTTCGCACTTGACAAGCCGCCGGAGCTTGCAGAGGGACACGAGCTGTATTTCGGCGTGAAGTACTCAAAGAACACGCCGAACGTGTCACTTGCGGTCGCTGTCAAGACTGCTGACGAAAGAGTGTTCGTCGAAGCGATAGACTGCCGCAGTGTGCGTGACGGCAACAGCTGGATAATAGCATATCTTCAAAATCCGCACGCTGTCAGCGTGGTGATCGACGGTGCCGGAAATCAGGACATTCTCAAAGAAGAAATGGCGGCGGCTGAGGTCGAATGCCGGGCGATACTCCCGAAAGTTGCCGACATTATCGAAGCGAATGCGCTTTTCGAGAAGCAGCTTTTCGCAGGGCTTGTCTGCCACACAGGACAGCCGAGCCTTGCACAGGCGGCATCTACCTGCGAACACCGACCGATAGGTTCGGGCGGCGGTTTCGGGTACTTCTCTAACAATGACAAGATAGACGCAGGGCTGCTTGAAGCTGTCTCGCTTGCACATTGGCAGTGCGTAATGAACAGAGAAACGGCAGTACAGGAAATTACGTATTAAGAGGTGAATTACATGGACAAAACAGAACTTGACAAGATAAACAGTCTCACTCGCAGAGAGTTTGGTGAGAAGGAGCTATACACCTTCCCCGTGACCCTCTGCGACAATGACGTTGACCGTGACGGTGAAGCATTTTCAGATGAGGCTCTTGAACAGATGCAGAAATTGTTCGTCGGAAAGACGGGCATTTTCGACCATGACCCGAAAGGCAGCAATCAGACGGCACGCATCTACGACACCGAGGTAGTCATCGACCCCGACAGGCTCACGGCGTTCGGCGAGCCGTACAAGTTCCTTCGCGGCAAGGCTTACACCGTCCGCACGGACGAAAACAAGTCGCTGATCGCTGAAATCGACGCAGGCATCAAAAAAGAGGTCAGCGTGTCATGCTCGGCAAACAGCAAGATATGCTCGATATGCGGTGCTGAACAGCACAATAACGCCTGCGAGCATATCAAGGGCAGGGAGTATGACGGAAAGCTGTGCTATCACACGCTTGACGACATAACCGATGCTTATGAATGGTCGTTCGTTGCTGTTCCGGCACAGCCGAGAGCAGGTGTCACAAAGAAATTCGATAAGGAGGAAAAGAACATGGAAGAATTCAAGCCTATCACCACACAGGCGGCACTCGATGAGATCGTGAAAGCCGCTATTGCGGAGGCAACAGGCAAGTTTGAGGGCTATGTCTCGCCTGAGGAACACGCAAAGGCACTTGAAGCCGCCGCCGCCGCACAGAAGTCGGCAGAACTCAGGTTCATGAAGCTGAATGCGGCGATAAAGGCAGGGCTTCCCGCCGAGCTTGCAGACAAGATCACAGGTGAGGACGAGGAAGCGATCAACAAGGACGCTGAACTGTTCGCATCGCTGACTGTCAAGGCTTCACATCAGCCGAAGCATTTCGACCCGGAGGGCAGTCTGCTCAGCGGCGTTGAAAAGGCGTTCTATGAGAAAAATCCCGATCTGAAACACTAAGGAGGAATGAATTATGGCACATACTTTACAGGAAAGATATTCTAAGCTCGTTCTCGAAAAGCTCAGAAAAGAGCTTGTTCTGAAAGACGAAGTTGTGTTCAACAACGACTACGAGGGCGACCCGACCGCCGGTGCGGTCAAGATACCCGTTCGTGACACCGAAGTCCAGGTCAGCGACTATGACAAGGCAAACGGCATCAGCGCAACTTCCGGCGACACCACTTACGTTATCCTGCCTATCACCAAAGATAAGGCAGTCAACGAGATAATCGACGGCTATGATGCTGAGGCTGTTCCCGACAAGCTCGTTGCAGACCGTCTCGACAGTGCAGGCTATTCGCTCGCAGCTCAGATGGATACTGACGGCGGCAACGTGCTTATTGCAGGCTCCACACCTATGGGCGTGGCTTCTCTCACTTCGAGCAACATTTACTCCACTATAGTTGACGTGAGAACCGCTATGAACAAGGCGAAGATACCGAAGAGTGACAGATACCTGCTCGTTACACCCGATACAATGGCGCTTATCCTTAAATCTCCTGAGTTCGTTTCGGCTTCATCTCTCGGCGATGAGGTCAAGCAGACCGGTGCGGTCGGTCAGATCGCAGGCTTCCTCGTTATCGAGTGGAATGACACCACCGCAAACCTTGCAATGCTGGCAGGACACCCGAAGTTTGCGACCCGTGCAAAGGAGTTCTCGGTACCTGTGAAGCTCCAGAACCTCGACGGTTCGGGCAAGTATATCGGCGCGTGTGCAGTCCAGGGACGTAAGGTATATGACCACAAGGTTCTGCGTTCTGCGGCTATCAGGACAGTTTACACACCCTCTTACCTCGCACTCACGACCGCTGTCGGCACTTCCACCGCAGGCGACACAAAAGTGACTGCGACCGTTCTCACCGAAAACGACACCCTTGCATACAAGAAGAACCCGGCGGCATTCTGTGCTTACGGCACCACTTTGAGCGATTACAGCGGCACTTCGATGACTTCCGGTTCGGCTAAGGTCATTTCGGGCTGTTCGGTCGGTGACATCATCGAGGTGGTCGAGTTCGATTCCAACAGCAAGGCAGTTGCGGTCGGCTACGTCACTCTGACTGCTTCGGACATCAAGGCGTAAAGCAATGGGAGCAGTTTATGCGACGGTCAGCGACATTCTCGCAATGGGGATAACGCTGACCGCTGCACAGCAGGACACAGCCGCAGTACTGCTCGAACAGGGGTCTGCAAAGCTGCGGCTCGAAGCCACCGACCGAGGGTACGACATTGACGCTCTCATTGCCGAACCTGTCAGGGGCGAGGACTATGCCCTTGCGGTGAAAAGCGTGGTGGTGTCCTCTGTCATCAGGGCTTTGAGCGCTCTTTCGGCACCAGCAAACTCTGCCGCCGTGTCGCAGGAATCGCAGTCGGGGCTCGGCTATTCGGCTTCGTGGACGTATGTCAACGCAGGTCAGTCGCTGTATTTTCTAAACAATGAGCTGAAAGAACTGGGGCTGACAGACCAGCGGTACGGAGCTATGGAGGTGTACGGGAATGCTTCGGGGAACTAACATCACCCTCGGCGGCGAGACCGTTTCAAACGTCCTCATCGGCGAGCCTGCGGCAGGCGGCAGGGAGTACACCCTCGGCATTCCGAAGGGCGACACGCACATCTGGACGGACACGCTCGTGTCCTTCTGGGGCAGAACGTGGCGGACTATCGGACTGCCGATGCGCGGCATGGACGAAAACATTCCGCTCTGCTGGAATGAGAAAGTCAGGGTGCGGCTCTGCGAGAGCACGGGCGGCGTGACCGTCTTTGAGAAGGGGACTTACACGCCGCATTTCTTCGCATACGCAGAGTGGCGTGACCTGCGCGGCATCCGTACCGACAAGCTCGGCGCTCAGACGGCTGATGCGGTGAATGCGCTGATATATTCCTGTTCGGTCGGGGAATACATCGCAAGGGCGGGCGACCTTATCGTCAGCGGCGAGTGCTCATTCACGTTTGACACCTCGACCGGGCAGGCGGTTTCGGCAAGCATGGCGGCGTTCCGGCAGGCGTATCCCGGTTTTGCGACTGTCTCGACCGTAGCCGCCGAACTTGTCGGGGTCAAGCCCGACATTATCATTACAGCGAGGTGATCCTGTGGAAATAACGCTCATTTTCGACAGCCGCACGATGAAAAAGCGTGAGGAACGCTTCGGGCAGGCACAGGCATATATCGACAGCGAGTGCATCAAGCTCATGACCCCGTTCGTGCCTGTCGGTCTGCCTTACTACAAGAACGCCGGAAAGCTGCGTGATTCGGTGGAAAATCCGGAGCCGGGCGTTATCGTCTACATGGCACCGAAAGCACGGCACGACTACACCTCGACAGTCAACCACGCTCACGGCGGCAATCCGCAGGCGCAGCGGCTGTGGTTCGAGGTCATGAAAGCTCACTATGCGACCGAAATTCTCAAAGGCACGGCAAAGATCCTGGGGTGTGACATATGAATATAATCGAAAAAATGCGTGCTCTGCTCATGGATTTCCCACGAATCGCAGAGCTGACCGATTCTCTTCACATTGACGGCGCAGACGGCGGTATCGGCACGTTCTCTCTCTCGCCGACAGGCGACACGCTCGTTTCCGAGAGCATCACGGGCAGGCAGAACCGTCAGCACACGTTTCTGCTCTCAGCGTACTTCTCAGGCATCAACGACTATGAGCGCGTAAGCTCGTCGGGAGCGCTGTTAGAGCTTGCCGTGTGGCTTTCGAGACAGAAGAATATCCCCGTTCAGACGGTTGTTGACAACACCGCTCATGACGGGGAGATAACAAATATCGAATCGGCTAACGGGATGCTGCTCACCGTCAGGGACGAGAGTGCAGCTGAGGCATATGTCTATCAGCTGACTATCCGTGCCGATTACACAGTTGAATTTTAGGAGGTAATTTTATGCCTGATTACAGCTACACAAGCGGCAAGCTGCACCGCAGTCATCTGCTTCACTACATTGACACATCGTTCGGCGGTCAGACCCCGTCCTGGTATCTTCTCGGTGAGGACGTCGAGGACGCAAGCGTTGAGTTGAACCCTGACACTGAGGTCAAGAAGAATATCCTCGACGAGACCACCGTTCAGGACAACGGCTACGAGCCTTCACTCGATCTTGACACGTTCTATGCGAAGCCGGGTGACCCGCTCTACACAAAGGCGAAAGACATCGCCATGAACCGCAAGACAGGCGACGACTGCAAGACGAAGGTCATGGAAGTCATGGTCGATAAGACCACAGGCGATTACGACGCATGGGTCGAGGACATCATCTTCAAGCCCCAGAGCTACGGCGGACCGCAGGGCGGCGTGAACATTCCGTTCAATCTCAAGTTCGACGGCAACAGAGTGACGGGTACAGTGGCGTTCGATTCAAGCACTTACGCACCGACATTCACCGAGACCCCTTAACAAACACAGCAGGGCTGCTTCACGGCGGCTCTGCTTTTCTTCTTTGAAAGGACTGATATTATGCGCAGTATCAACTTCGACGACGGCTGCCGCACCTACGCGATAAACGGCGACGAGAACCGCGTTATCCGCGTGAACGTGACCGACCTGAACGCCCTCGAACGCTTCGGCAGGGCGACCGAGAAGATGGACGAGCTTATCGCTGACAGCAGGGGAGAGGACGTGACCCCAGAAAAGCTCGCCGAGCTTGACCACATTATCCGTGAGCAGTTCGACCTCATTTTCGGCGAGGGTATGTGCGAGACGGTGTTCGGTCGCGTGAATATACTCTCGGCGGTCACGGACGGCAGGATGCTCATCGAGAGCTTTCTTGATGCGTTCCTGCCGGTCATCCGTGAGGATATTGCGGCGGCGGCTCAGGCATCAAATGAGCGCGTGAACAAGTACATTGAACCGGTAGTAAACGGATGATAGGTCAGCTTCCGAAATCGCTCACAGTGGGTGGCAGAGAGTACGCGATACGGTCGGATTTCCGCGTCGCGCTGAACATTATCCAGGCGATGAACGACCCCGAACTGAGCGATCGTGAAAAGTGCTATGTCTGTATGAAGTGCCTGTACACCGACTACGACAGCATACCTCGCCGTGATCTTGCAGAAGCTGCCGAAAAAGCCTATTGGTTCATCGGCGGCGGCAATTTGCCGAAGTCTGAACGCGATATCCGCACCTTTGACTGGGAGCAGGACGAACAGCTGCTGTTCCCGGCTGTTAACAAGGCGGCAGGCTTCGAGACGCGGTCGTGCGAATATCTCCACTGGTGGTCGTTTCTCGGGTACTTCGGTGAGATAGGCGAGGGGCTTTTCTCGGAGGTGGTTCACTTGCGGGAAAGGATGGCTCGGCATGAAAAACTTTCTCCGAACGAAAGGCGGTTCATCCGCGAACACAAGAGCATGATCGAGCTGAAAGCAAGGCTCAGCGGCGAGGAACAGAAACGCGAGGACGAGGATGCGGCGTTCCTGCACGAATTAACAGGCAGGTGATTAAATGGCAGTCGATGGGCACTTAAACTTTGACACGAAGATAAACGAGACGGGGTTCAAAAAGGGCTTGAAGTCTCTTGACAGCGGTCTTGACAGCATAAAAAGCAAGCTTGCAGGTGTCGGTGCGGCACTCGCGGCGGCGTTCTCGGCAAAGGAAATAATCGAAACAGCCGCCGAAGTCAAGGCTCTCAACTCCCAGTTCTCACAGACCTTCGGCGTTTTGCAGGACAACGCAAATGCGGTGATAAAGAGCATATCCGACAACAGCGGCATCCTTGAAACACGCCTGAAAAGCACAGCATCGAGCATTTACGCATTCGCTAAGACCGCAGGCATGGATAGTGCGGATGCAATGAACCTGATGAATGAAGCCTTGCAGGTGACAGCGGACAGTGCGGCTTATTACGACCGTTCGCTTGAAGAAACGGCTGAAACGCTCAAATCTTACCTCAAGGGCAACTTTGCAAACGATGCGGCGCTCGGACTTTCTTCGACCGAAGCGACACGAAACGCAAAGGCTCTTGATATGTTCGGCAAGAAGTATAACGAGCTTTCCGAAGCTCAGAAACAGCTCGCCCTCCTGCAAATGGTCAAGGATGCAAACGCCATGTCGGGTGCTATGGGGCAGGCAGCTCGTGAGGCTGACGGCTGGGAGAACGTGCTCGGCAACCTGAAAGAAGCGTGGAAACAGCTCATTGCAGTCGTGGGACAGCCTGTGCTGGCTCTTGCTGTGCCGGTCGTCAAGCAGCTGACTCAGCTCATGCAGACGCTTACAGAGCAGGTCAGGGGCGTTGTGAACGCTCTCGGCGAGGTGTTCGGGATAGACCTTGGGAATGCTTCGTCAGAGCTTTCAGACAACGCCGAAGCAGCCGCAGAAAGCTACGACGACATAGCGCAAGCTGCTGAAGCTGCCGAAGAAGCAAACGAGGGCAGTCTTGCAAGCTTTGACGAGATCAACAAACTCGGCGGAGAGGACAGCGGCGAGACGGCTGAAACGGCGGCGGATACCGCGTTTTCGGGCGGCGCTCTGAACCTCACAGTCACAGCCGACACCGTGGAAGCCGACGAGAAAATGGTCGCGTTCCTCACGAAGCTGAAAAAGAACTTCATCAAGGCGCATGACTTCATTAAAAACATTTTCACGAAGCTGAAAACGTGGCTGTACGACAACTTCGGCGGCACGTTTGAGGGGATTTTCAACGGTCTCGCGGATGAGGGAAGGGAAACACTCGGCATCCTGAAAGGCATCTTCTCCGATATCAAAACGCTCGCACAGCCGCTGAAAGCGTGGTTCAACAACGACCTTGTACCCTACTGGAAAGCGGAGTTTGCCACGCTCGGCAGCATCGTGACGGGGCTTTACGACACGTTCAACAAGGTGTTCTCTGATATCTGGAATATAGCGGTGTTTCCGATACTCTCGAACTTCGTGACCGACGGGCTGCCGATGATAACACAGTTCGGGACAGAGGTCTGGACGGCGCTCGGTGTACTGTTTGAGAACGTCAAGTCGCTGTTCGACAAGCTGTGGAGCGAGTATGCCGCGCCGTATCTCACGATTCTGACCGAGATCTGGACGGACACCGTCACCATTCTGAAAAATAAGTGGGATGAGTACGGAAAGCCTATCTTTGAAGGGCTGAAAGAGACCTTCAACAACGTGACCGCACAGCTCAAACTCATGCTCGACAAGTGGGTCAAGCCGGTGTTCGATTACACGATGGAGGCGGCTGACGAGCTGTGGAACGACCATCTTTCGCCGCTGCTTGATGAGATACTCGGGCTTGTGGGTGACGTGATCCTCGCGGCACAGTCGATCTACAACAAGGTGATAGCTCCGATAATCAGATGGCTGACAGCGAAGCTCGCACCGGTCGTGACGACCATCGGCAAGAGCATCGTAGATGGCATAAAAACGCGTGTTGCGAACATTACAGACCTGTTCAAGGGCATCGTAAAGTTTCTCCGCGGCATCTTCATGCTCGACCTTGCGACTGCCTGGACGGGTATCTGTGAGGTGTTCAGCTCCGCGTGGGAGATCATCAAGACTGCTTTCGGACTCGACAAGGTAAAGGACTTTTTCACGGGCATTGTCGATGCTATTGCCGACATCTTCTCCGGTCTGGGTGAGTTGATAAAGTCCCCGATAAACGCGGTCATTGACGCGATAAACGGCGCATTCGGGATGCTCAATTCACTGTCTATCGACATTCCGACGGGCATCAACGAGACAACGACTATCGGCTTCAATATCCCCGAAATACCCCGGCTTGCTCAGGGTACGGTCGTTCCGGCGAACTACGGTGAGTTCCTCGCGGTCCTGGGCGACAACCGGCGCGAGGCTGAAGTTGTCAGCCCGGTCAGCTCGATAAAGCAGGCGGTCATGGAAGCGATGGTCGAGCTCGGGAGCGTGGGGCAGGGCGGTTCAAGTCAGCCGGTGATCGTTCAGGTCATGCTTGACGGTCATGTGCTGGGTCAGGCGGCTATCGACGACATAAACGACCGCACAAAGCGTAACGGGCGCTCGCCGCTAAAATGAGGAGGTTCGTATGGCAGACGGAAAACTATACTTCGGCAGCACGCCGATAAAAGCCCCGACAACAGTCAGGCTCGGCAACGAGAAGATATGGTCGCAGAACACTAACCGCACCGCTTCGGGGCTGATGGTCGGCGATATCATCGCGATAAAAAAGACCATCCATATCGAGTGGGCGAACCTGACCCCGGAGGAAACAGCGGCGATAAACGACTTTATCTCCAACGCCGGGAGCGCGTTTTTCAATGTGACCTTCCCGGACGAAACGTTCACCGAGGTCACAAAGACGGTCTACGCAGGAACGCCCACCTACGAACAGTGGGGCTGGGACGAGCGGCGGCAGCTGTGCAGGCTGATCGCGGTAGACCTTATCGAACAGTGAGGTGATCTGAATGTATCAGACTTCTTCGGCGGTCGCCGCGAAAATAATGTCATTCTGCCGGACGTGGCGCGTCTGGCTCGAAACCGTTGCGACCGGTGAGGTCATCATGGGGGACGCGGTCAGCACAGTCACAAGCGACCAGACCTCGACCTCGCTGACCGACGACATCGAGATCGGCGCTGTCACCTGTTCTTCGTGGACGGTGGTTCTGCGTAAGACCGATAACAACTTTATCGGGCAGAGGTTCAGGCTGTACTTTTACCTCAAAGATCTCTCCGGATCGGGTGTGACCACATGGGGCGACCTGGAGGACTACACCTGCGGCGTGCTCGACGGCATGACGATCGCGCAGATAGCACAGCTCGGTGAGGTGTTCGGTGAGCGGATCCCGATGGGTGAATTCATCTGCATCAGAGCGCCGCGCTCCGGTGACGGCAGGCAGCTGACGCTTGTGGATGCGATCTACTTTTCGGACACGCCGTATATCAGGACGGTCACGCTCCCTGCGCTCGCGAGCACTGTCGAGCAGGATGTCTGCCGTCAGCTCGGTATCGTATGCGCGGCGGAGTACAACGAGAGCTATCTTCTCGCTGAAAGCGGCGGTCAGCTGCTTGCAAGCTCAGACGGCTGCACCCTCGCGACTTCGAGCTATGACTTCATCATTACGAGGGTGCCGACCGGGACGACCTGCCGTGAGATGCTCGGCTATATCGCCGGTGCAAGGGGCGAGTTCGGGTGCATCGACAGGAACGGTGCATACACACGCCGCTGGTACGCCCCGACCGGCTACACGATAGACGCTGACCACGCCGATGAGCCGACGCTTTCAGAGCAGGCAAACGAGATAGTCGGGGTGCGTTGCATCAACGGTGCGAACACCTACGAGTGCGGCAGCATGACCGGAGGGCGCGTCCTCGAATTCGAGAACCCCTACGTTGATGCACAGCTGCTCTCGACCATTTTCAGCCGTGTGCGCCGTCTCAGCTGGTTTACCTGCGAGGTCACTCACCGTCTGGGTGATCCCCGGCTTGACACGGGCGACATTGTGACGGTCGGCGGCTGTGCGATACCGATAACCGGTCTGAGATTCAGCTTCGACGGCGGTCTGATGGCTGGCATTTCGGCAGCCGGGATAAATGAAACAGAACAGGAGGGCTTATATGGCAACATTGGAGGAACTTGAACAGCGAGTAGCTGACCTTGAGCAGTACGTTGAGGAACAGTCAGTCCACACTCTCGCGTACTCGGCGGAGCAGATTGACGCGTTTTTTGCGACACTTGATGCGCGGATACTTTCAGCCGGCTCGAAGGACATAGTGGTCACGCAGGAATCGGTGTATAAGGACGTAAAGCTCACGGCATCCGACCTCGGCGTGACGAATGTCACAAGCGATATCAAGCTCGTGTGCACCGTTCACGCGCTCAACGCGGCAGCAGGCGACTTCTACCACTACGCGCTGACTGTCGCTGTGCTGGGACCGTATGCAAGCCAGAACAGCCTTGTTCTGCGCATTTCGGAACAAATGCCGATAACCACGGCTTCAAACTGGGTGCCGAAGCTGTCAGAAGGAACGTACCGGATAAACTGGCTGAGGATAGGGTGACAGAATGAATTACACGACAAATTACGGGCTCAAAAAGCCGGAAAGCACCGACCGTTTTCTCGTCGGAACGCTTAATGACAACGCCGACACTCTCGACGGGCTGTTCGGCGGTGTCAGAATAGCCGTAAAGACACGGGCGGAGTATGACGCGATGGTCACGCACGACCAGAACACGCTGTATTTAGTGAACGACGGCAACGGATTCGTCATGTTCTTAGGTGATATCCCGCTGACTGGCGGCGGCACCGAACAGTTTTCTTTTACTGAGACTATAGCAGGGCAGTGGGTCGATGGTTCGACGATCTATAAAAAAACTGTTCATGCTTCCAATTTCCCTACCGACAACGATGTACACTACTATTTTTCCCCCGAAGCCGGATATCATTTCACAAATCTGATCAAAGTCGATATTATGACCTCGTACGTTGATAGTACATATAACTATCAGTGGGCTGGATACTGTGGAAATGACCGTGCATTGATTGAAACCGACCTTAATAGGAATAACAGCGTTATCACTGTGAATTTTAATAATCCTCATCGTATTGCGGACGCTTACCTCACATTTTACTACACCAAGGAAGCTGACAGCTGACAGGTGTGCTTTCCAGATATGCTTAGGGGGTGATAATATGGCAGACATTGCAACCATCGTCAGCACAGTCGGTTTCCCGATAGCGAGCTTTCTTCTGAGCGCGTGGTTCATAAAGTACTCGTATGACCGGCAGATCGAGCAGGGCAAGATCTCTGACGAGCGCGAGGACAGGCACTGGGAGGAAATATCGAAACTAACGACCGCCGTGAACAACAACACCGAGGTACTCAGAGATCTCACAAAGCAGATGATGGAGGTAGACAAAAAATGATTGAACAGATCTACGAAAAAAGCGTATACAAAGACGGCTCTGTGCTTGCGGTCCTTATGAGTGACACTTCATCCGAGCTTGCCGGAGTGACTGAGGTCGGAGGCAAGCTCTTGCACTTCGGCTCTTTTGCTATCGTGGCAAAAGAAGGCGAGGTCTGCACACTTGACAGTGAAGGCAAGTGGCATACCTCTGACGGCACGGAGGTGACGGCTGATGAGTGACTTCTGGGAGCAGTACGCGCTGAGCAAGCTGGCAGGCGGTAAAGGCAAGCCTTCGGAGGTGTATTCCGAAACGGAACAGGCTGTTGGAACGTGGATTGACGGGTCTGTTATCTACAAGAGGACATTTCATTCAGGTGCGGTCAACATAAACGGAACCTTTACAATTCCCAAAGAATCCGGCTGGCATATAGGAATGTATGTCAGGTCTGAGATAATAATGAGATATACGGATTCCACATATGACTATATCTGGGCTGGAAATTACGGAAACGATAATAAGCTCGTTGAAACTGATTACAATGTAAAAACCGGAACTGTAACATTCAATTTTCACAATCCGAACCCTTATATGGATAGCTTTGTAACGATTTATTACACGAAAGAAGCTGACACATAGCTGAAAGGAGCTGAATCAGAATGACACATGAACAGAGAAAAGAACTGATACGCTCGCACGTTTACGGGCTGACCGTCGGTGAAATGTCTGAAATATACGGCATTTCCGAGGATGAAATAACGAACACCCTCGCCGATCATGCAGGCGATATCGAGGACGAGCGAGAATGCCGCGATTCGCTGACGGCTAAAGTACCGGCTGCTGTACCGCTTGTAAAGGCGACTCAGGCTTCGGCGGCTGTGACCTACAAGGGCGCTGATCTGAGCGTTCATAACGGTGCGGTGGATTTTGCAAAGGTGAAGTCGGCAGGGTATTCGTTCGTTTTTCTCCGCGAGGGCTACGGCGATGAGGTCAGCTACCCATCGCAGAAGGACAGCCGCTTCGAGTCGAACTACAAGAACGCTAAGGCGGCAGGCTTGCACGTCGGCGCGTATCACTACCTGTACGCGACTACGGTCGAGGGAGCAAAGCGCGAGGCTCAGGGGTTCCTGAAAAATCTGTCCGGCAAGTCGTTTGATATGCCGGTCGCGCTCGATATTGAAGAACGCAGTCAGTACAACTTGCCGAACAGCACGGTTGAAGCAATCGTCAAGGCATTTATGGACGTGTGCGAAGCGGCAGGCTACTACTGCTTGCTGTACTCCTACGAGAGTTTCCTGACGGCGAAGTTCTCAGCGGCGTTCAGAAGTAGATACGACATCTGGTGCGCTAATGTCAGCCGTACACCGGCGATCACATACGGAATCCACCAGTACAGCTTTACGGGTACAGTCAGCGGCGTTTCGGGCAGAGTTGACCTTAACCGCACGGCGAAGGACTACCCGACAATCATTAAAAATGCAGGCAAAAACGGCTTTAAACCAACTCAGCCGACAAAAAACGCCCTTGACACTGAGGGCTTAAAGCGTGGCGATAAATCGCTCGGGGTGTATCTCCTTAAACGTTGGCTCATGTCTAAGGGCTATAAGCTGGACGATAACAGCACCTTCGGCGCAGGCACTGAGAAAGCCGTTAACGGTATTCTCGGAGCGGCAGGCTTTGCGCAGAATGGCGTTGTGGGTGAGAATTTTGCTCGTAAGTTTGTGAAGTAAATTAATAAGTTTGTGAAGTAAATTAAAAGGGCAGTGTGAGAGACTGCCCTTTTTTTGTTATGTATATCATTGAGGTGCTGACGAATAAGCACCTCGAAGATGTATACAATGATCAAAATTTAAGTCTGATGTCTATCAGAACGGGTTTTTGGTCATATCTGTTTGATTTTTCACGAAAATACGTCATTTTCTGAACACACGACAGCAGCATACCGTTTTTTTGCGAGGGTGTAAGTCTGTCGTAGCGTGCTACAAGATCGTCAAGTGTTGCGATCATGCGGTCGATCTCTTTTTCATCAGGGAATTCCTTATCGATAGCCGCAAGCTGTTCATCAAGTTCAAAGCGGCGTTCTTTCAGCGTGGTCTGTCTTTCAACAAAAGTCTGCTGATCGTAAATGCCCTGTTCGAGCAGGTCAAAGAGCCTGTTCTGCTGTTTGCTGAGCGTTTCAAGTTCTCGCTTTATGTGTTCTGTGCGTGTGCGTGCAGCGCCTGCTTCCTTGCGTGAGCCGTTTCGCATAGCCTTAACGCTGCCCAGCTGTGCGGTCAGTTCATCAAGCACTATCTTGTCAGCTATCTCAAACGCAACTCCCGATACGCCGCAATACTTATTCGGGCATATAAGCATATCCGCACTTTTGTTATTCGGGCGGTAGACGATCGCATGACCGCACTCCCGACAGCGGCAGAGGTGTGCAAAGGGATTCACAAGTTCTCTGTCTGTTTTCAGCCGAGGGGTCTTTCCGATGCGCTCCTGAGCCGCTTCAAAAAGTTCGCTGCTGACAACAGCCGTGTGCTTGCCTTTGAATATCATCACTTTTTCAGCGGCATTTCGGGGACGTGCGACCGAAACACAGCCGTTCTTGACGATCTTCTTTGTGGGGCGGCTGTTCCACACCACATATCCTGCATAAACTCTGTTTCGCAGAATATCCCTCACAGAATGAGCCGAGAAATAGTCGCCGCCTTTCTGCGGTCTTATTCCGAGCATTGTCAGGTGGTCGGCTATTTTATTTGCAGTCGCTCCCTCGTTTACGAACATTTCAAAGATCAGACGAACGTTATCGGCATCGGCATTCGGAGCAAGAGTGAAGCCCTGCCCCCGTTCAAGACGTACTTTATCATATCCATATGGTGGTATGCTGCCGATGAAGTTCCCTTCCTTGACGCTTGCGAGCCGTCCTGCCTGCAAACGGCGGTTAATAGTCTTGTACTCACGGCGGCTCATGAACAGACCGAACTCAAAATATTCCTGATCGAATTCATTTGCAGGGTCAAAGACCTTGTTCGGAGTAATGATAAGAGTTTCGGTAAGCTGGAACGCCTGCGCCACTATGCCCTGATCTATGGAGTTGCCCCTTGCAAGGCGTTCAAGCTCCATAACAAGAACGCCGTCCCACCTGCCCTGCTCCACATCGGAAAGCAGACGCTGCATCTGAGGGCGGGCTGCGATAGTTTCGCCGCTGACGATCTCTTCATATATTTCGCCTATCGTGTAGCCATGTTTTTCTGCAAGTTCTGTAAGCGTTTTCCGGTGACGGGCAAGTGTCTCACCCTCTCCGAGCCGTTCCAGTTCCGCATCGGCACGGGACTTTCTGAGGTAGATGCTGTACATATGCTCACTCCTTTGTGGTAATTATTTATATGCCCCTCATGCGGTCTGTACGAGCGTGTGAGGGGCGTTTTTGTGCAGTTTGTCAGTGAAGCAATCTCTGACGTGGCGCAGAGAGTGTTTTTAGATCATTTAGGTTTTTTGTTTGTTAATCCGTCAATATGCTCATGCAGGTCTGACTTGATAGTCGCTCCCATTGGTGCGAGTATAACATCAAGACCTTCACGGCGAGCCTGCTTTGCCGCCGGAACGAAGTCGCTGTCGCCTGATACAAGAATGATCTGTTGGACTTGTTTTTTTAGTGCCATTGAAATAATATCAACACCTATCCTCATGTCAACGCCCTTTTGTTCAACATGAAAGGAAAAATCATTTTCAGTCAGATCGGCAGGAAGAAGTTTATCACGCATCAGGTTTTTGACAGCATCAGGTTTTAGTATGTATTTCGCTGTGTTTTCAGAAAGCACTCCAAGCCTTACGGCAAATTTCCTTCTTTTACGCAGTTCATCAAAAAACTCTGTGCCCCATTTATACTCATCACTTTTTCCGAGGTCTATCGTTCTGTCAAGCAACGGATGATAGACCTTTTTATTTATCGGAGGACAATCATAATAAAAGATACGGTATAATCTCCTGTTCTCTCTTTTATTCGTCAAAAGGATATGACAGAACTGTTCAAGTTCATCAGCACGCTCTTTCGGTGTTTTTGAACCGCAGTAGTAAAATGCCCTTTTCTTATAAAAACCGCCGTCTATAAGAATAGCGGTTGTGATATTGAACTTATCAACACTCATATATTATCTCCTTAAACGCAAAAAAAGCCCCCGGGTTCGCCGCTTCCCTTATGGTGGGAGAGTTACTGCCGAAGGCTTACTATCATTGCCATATAAACATAATGTTTATACTTAGAGTATATCCCACATTTGTGAAGATTATGTGATTAAAATTTAACGTAATAATAAAAATTTACTTTCACAGCGCACTCATAAAATATACCGCCTGACCGAGTATCCTCACATGATCCAGTTCATCGCCGATATAGACGAACGGTTCATATTTCGGGTTTTCGGGGCTGAGTATCAGCTTTGCTTTTTCAGGGTAATAATAGACCCTTTTCAGAGTGGCTTCATCGTTTATGATAACAGCGGCGATCTCGCCGTTATCAACTATTGGCATCTGACGTATAAACACAATGTCGCCGTCATTTATGCGTGCGCCCACCATGCTGTCGCCCTTAGCCCGCAGGCAGAAATCCGCACGAATGTCCATGTCAGCCATAACGAAGTTTTCCCTGTCCTCGCTGGCGAAGATAGGCTCACCGCAGGCGATCTCCCCGAGCATCGGGAAGCGTTTCAGCTTAACGGGGAAAATGTTGTCGTAGCGGTCGGTCAGGGCGGTGATGGGGTCGGGAGCGTTTTTTTGTCGGTCGGTAATAAGCTCTTCAACGGTAGTTTCAAAGTATTCAGCAAGTTTCAGTAATGTTTCGTAGTCAGCCTGTCTTTTTCCAAGTTCGTAATTATTGTATGTTTGCCTTGAAATTCCAAGTTCCTTTGCAACTGTTGCTTGTGAAACGCCCTTTGCAGTACGGAATTTTTTTAGGTTTATCATTTAAACACCCCCTTCATCATAATTATATCAACTAATTGTTGACTTGTCAAGAGAAAGTAAACAGTTTGAAGCAATGTCAACAAAAAGTTGCTTTGCTTTTTAGTAGAAAGAGAGAAAAATAGAAAGTTGTCCCCAAACTGTTGACATATAGCTTTTTTTGATGTATAATTGTGAAAGTAAACAAAACGTTTACATAGAAATACAAATGGAGGTGTTAAATTGAGAGAATACTTGAAGAGGCTAAGAGAAGCAAGAGGATACAGTCAGCAGGAAATGGCTAACAAAATAGGCATATCCAAGCAGTATTACAGCCTTATTGAGAACGGTGAGCGACAGAGAAAAATGGATATCACACTTGTGTCTGCTATTGCTTCAATTTGTTGCATACCTGTTGAACAGATTATTGAAGCTGAGTGTGCGCTTGTAACTGCCACCCACAACACACACGAGATCAAGGCATGAATCGGAAGGAGTGAGTAACAGCATGAAATACGAACTCTGGGACGTATACGAGACCGAGATATTCGACACAGGCGAACTGCTCTGTACATCTGACAGCATGGCAGAGATAAAGCAGGCGGCACGTCAGCGCATCGAGGACACAGACGGCGAATGCAAGCTGTTCGTTAAGGAATGGCTCGACCCTGAAAAGAGGGACGTGTGATGAAAAACAAAACACCCACCTGCAAGGACTGCCTGAACTACGCGACCTGCCCCGAGAGGTCACGGATGTATCCTTGCAGGAGTTTCAAACCGATAAGAGTAAACAAGGACAAACAGGGGCGCATATGATTAACTGAAAGGAGCTGTTATTATGAGTTCAGGTTATCCGACAGATCTGCCGCTGAAGACGATCACAGTTAACGGAAGGACGTGTCAGTATTACGTCAGGATCACAAGAGGCAACGATCAGAAGGCTCTTGAAAACTTCCAGAGAGTGTTGGGTCGTCTCGCTGACGAGGTGGAAAGAAAAATAGCAGCCGAAAAAG